GGTAGGATTAACAAGGTTAAATAAACCAAAAAGAACTCCCAAGCACCGAACTAAAAAAGCAGTCGTTGCAACTCGCGTTGGTGGTAAAGTAAAAATTATTCGTTTTGGAGCGCAAGGCATGGGACATAATTACAGTCCTGAAGCCAGAAAGAGTTTCAAAGCGAGACACAGAAGAAATATTGCAAAAGGCAAATCTTCTGCAGCCTACTGGGCTGATAAATTATTTTGGGCAGGAAAAGGTGGTTCTAAAAAGATGCCACCTAAATCCCAAAAATATGTTAGAGGAATTAAACGAAGGAAATAATGACAGTACCAAAAGTAATAGATAGAAGAGAAATATGGCTTGATGAAGTATCAATAGAAGCAATTAAAATTTTATCAAAATTACAAAATAGAAAAGTTAATGGTATAACTTTATCTAAAAAAGAGCAAGAAACTTGTGAACTAGCAAGTGGTTATCTGTATTTATTAAGACTCTGTAAAGAGTACGATATGTTTGATTCTGATGACCCATTTAATTTATTCAACAAAGAGACCCTACATTGATCGAAATAAGTCGTTCAGATATTGTATCTGACTATCTCATGGACTTAAGTCCTGAACAACGTTTTATAAAACTGCCGATAGAGGGGTATCTTGAACTATTAAATGTTGAGCCTAACAGTTCTCAGACTGCAATTATCAATGCAATCAACAATCCTAAATATCGTTTTGTCGTTTCAGCCGTATCTCGAAGGCAAGGCAAAACTTACATTAGTAATATTATTGGACAATTAACCTGTTTAGTACCGGGGTCACACGTATTACTTATGTCACCGAATTACTCACTATCTCAAATATCATTTGACTTACAGAGAAATCTCATCAAGCATTTTGATTTAGAGGTAACAAGAGATAACGCAAAAGACAAAGTTATTGAATTATCAAATGGCTCTACTATACGAATGGGTTCTATTAATCAAGTAGACTCTGTAGTTGGTAGAAGTTATGATCTGATTATATTCGATGAAGCAGCTCTAACAGATGGAAGGGATGCTTTCAATGTTGCACTTAGACCTACACTTGACAAAGAAAACTCAAAAGCAATCTTTATATCAACTCCTCGAGGCAGAAATAATTATTTCGCAGAATTTTATTATAGGGGTTGGTCAGAGGAGTTTTCAGAGTGGTGTAGTATAAAAGCAACTTACCACGAAAATCCTCGAGTATCTGAAGCAGATATTATAGAAGCTAAAAAGACTATGTCTGAAGCCGAGTTTAATCAGGAATACATGGCAGACTTTAATGTATTTGAAGGACAAATATGGAAGTTTAACCATGAGAAATGCACAGGAGACTTTTCAGAACTGGATATTAGTAATTTAGATGTTTTTGCAGGACTTGACGTAGGTTACAAAGATCCTACTGCTCTTTGTGTTATTGCATATGACTGGGATACTTCAACTTATTACTTAGTTGATGAATATTACAATTCTGAAAGAACAACAGAACAACACGCAGCAGAAATAAGAAAATTAATTGACAAATGGGATATAGATTATATCTACATTGATTCTGCCGCTCAACAAACAAGATACGATTTTGCACAAAACTATGATATTAGTACTATTAATGCAAAGAAATCAGTATTAGACGGAATAGGACATGTGGCGGGCATTGTAGATAACGATGGACTTATGGTCGATCAAAAATGCAAAGAAGCCCAAATGTGTTTAGATCAGTACCAGTGGGATCCAAACCCAAATTTAATGCGAGAAAAGCCAAAACACGACATGGCATCTCACATGGCTGATGCTTTACGATACGCACTCTATTCATTCGAAACCAATATCACCACATTCTAGTAAGACCTGTCAAAAACAGTTCTTGACATATGATGTGAGTTTTTGGTATAATTCTAATTAAGAGTAGAAATATGAAATTAAAAAGAGATTTAGTTAAATATGTGAGAGACAAGGCTAAATCACAGTATAAGAAATCAAATAATTGTTATATTTGTGGCGACACAGAACACTTAGACTTTCATCATTATTACGGATTAACCGAACTACTAGAAACTTGGTTAAAACAAAAAAAGATTATTATAGAGAAAGAGCAAGACATACTAGCACTTCGAGAATCCTTTATTGATGAAAACTATGATAAAGTGTACGATTATACTGTAACTCTCTGTCACAAGCATCATCTTAGATTACACTCAATATATGGTAAACGACCCAAATTGACTACTGCAGAGAAACAAAATAAATGGGTCGAGATTCAGAGAGAAAAACAACATGGCATGGTACGATAGACTATTAGGTAGAACTCCAGAAATTGAGGAAAAGCTCAACCCTGCCCAATATGTTATTTCTAGAAATGAAGGTCTAACAATAGATTCTCGTGAGATTGTTACTAACTATACAAATGCTTACGAACAATTAGAGATAGTAAACAGAGCAGTTAACATGATTGTTGATGATGTTGCTGAAATACCATATACTCTTGGAAATCAAACTCCTGGAGTTAATAATATTATTAAAAATATTAGAAGATCAAAAGTAGATATTTTAATTAATAGAGAACCAAACCCTTTTCAGGATATTAACTCTTTTAAAAGAAATCTTATTATAGATTTGATGTTAGATGGAAATATCTTTATATATTTTGATGGCGCTCATCTCTATCACTTACCAGCAAATAAAGTAAGAATAGAAAGTGATGAAAATACTTATATTGCAAAATATACTTATGAAAACAGTATAGATTATAGTCCTAATGAGATTATACATATAAAAGAAAACAGTTTTAACTCCATTTATAGAGGAGTTCCAAGATTAAAGCCAGCATTTAGAACTATGCAGCTTTTATCAAGTATGAGAAACTTTCAAGATAACTTCTTCAAAAACGGAGCAGTTCCAGGACTCGTACTAAAATCACCAAACACTCTTTCTGAGAAAATAAAAGAAAGAATGTTACAAGCATGGGTTGCAAGATATAACCCACAATCTGGAGGTCGTCGCCCACTATTTTTAGATGGCGGACTAGAGGTTGAAAATCTAACAGAAATTAATTTTAAAGATTTAGACTTTCAAGAAGGAATTAAATCAAACGAAAGAATTATACTAGAAGCAATGGGAATACCACCCATTCTACTAGACGGCGGTAATAATGCAAATATAAGACCTAATCATAGGCTTTATTATTTAGAAACAATTTTACCAATCGTAAGAAAATTAGGGTATGCCCTTGAGCGTTACTTTGGTTTTTCAGTATCTGAGGATGTAACAGGAATACCTGCTTTACAACCAGAACTAAGAGACCAAGCAGCATACTATGCTACTCTTGTAAATACAGGGATTATGTCCCCAAATGAAGCAAGAGAGGCTCTAGGTAAAGATCCAGTAGTTGGATTTGATGAACCTAGAGTACCTGCAAATATAGCTGGCTCAGCAGCAAACCCCGAAGAAGGCGGTAGACCTCAAGAGGCTGCCCCAAGCGAAGAGGAATAAATAAATGACAAAAGATATGATGGCAAAGGCAGTTTCTGAGTACTTTAGTAAAAAGGGCGGTCCTATGGACTTAGCTACTTATAAAGCAGACGGAAGTAATGTTCCTGTAAAAGATTATTTGCTTAGAAGAAATTTCGGAAGTTGGAATAGAGTTCTTAGTGTAGTGGAAAAAAGATATCCCGTTACTGTAAAAGCACCAACACCAGCACCAACACCTGCCCCAAAAGCAAAAGCACCAGCTAAGAAAGCACCGGCTAAAAAAGTGGAGAAAAAAGATGTCAAATAAAATATATCACTGGACTAGCACTTTCAAATCCTTAGGAGAATCTGAGGACGGTGGCGTAGACATTAAAGGTTCTGCAAGTACAAATGGACTTGATAGAGCTGGAGATATTATTGAAGCTGATGCATGGACAAAAGGCGGATTAGAGAATTTTAAAAACAATCCAATTATTTTGTTTAATCACAATTACGACAAACCAATTGGTCGTGCAAAAGATTTAAAAGTTACAGAAAACGGTTTAGAAATATCTGCAAAGATATCTAAAGCTGCTGGAGATGTAACACAATTAATTAAAGACGGTGTCCTTGGGGCTTTTTCTGTTGGTTTCAAAGTCAAGGACGCTGATTATATGACCGAAACCGATGGATATAAGATAAAGGACGCAGAGCTTTTTGAAGTTTCTGTAGTATCAGTGCCGTGCAACCAAGGGGCAACCTTTGGATTAAGCAAGTCATTTGATTCTATGGATGAATACAATGAGTATAAGCAAACTTTTTATAAGGCTAACTTAAAAGATTCAGCAGACGCTGTTGAAATTGAGCAGCCAAGTACGGCGAAAGCCAAGGAAATGGAGACAAATATGTCAAAAGAAAATAAATCTCCTGAAAGCAACCCAGAGTTCAATCTTGAATCATTTGCTGCAGAAGCTGCTGAAAAAGCAGTTGCTAAATATGCAATGAAACAAGCCGAACTTAAAGCTGCTGAACAGAAGGCTGCGGAAGAAGCTGCTCAAAAAGCTGCTGAAGAAGCTGAAGTTCAAAAAGCCTCCGAGGAAGCAAAACAGGAAGAGCAAAAAACTGTAATCCAAGCTGGATTAACAGGTGCTGAAAAATTAATGTCTGACGTTGAGTCTAGAGTGAAAGAGGACTATTCTAATTTAGAACAAGTCGTTAAATCACTTGAAGCACAACTCAGTGAGAAGTCTGAAGAAATCATGAATATTCGTGAGTCTAAAAGACATTTCTCTGACAGACAAGGTAACAACGGCGATTGGCAAAAATCGTTTGAGCAAGACATTCTTGACGCTAAATTCGCTGGCTTAGCTAGTGGTAAAGGCTGGAATACAGAAATGTCCAAGTCTTTGATGGAAAAAGTAAATCAACATTCAGGTGTTGAAGTTTCATCAGCTGACTTTGAGCAAGTTGTTTCAACAAACATTGAAAGAGATATTCAAAACGAGCTAGTATTAGCACCTCTATTTAGAGAAATTGCTATGACTTCAGCAAACATGATTATCCCAATCTTGCCAGATGCAGGTTATGCAGAATTTACTTCTAACCAAGCTGCTTCAGGTTCATCACCTTATGGTAACTTAGAAACTAGAGGCGATACATATGGAGCACCTTTTACTGGTGTAACTATGACTGAAAGAACTATTTCAACATCTAAATTGATTTCAACATCTTATTTAGGTAATGAAACAGAAGAAGATGCAATCTTGCCAATTCTACCATTGATCAGAGAATCTATGGTTAGATCACATGCAAGAGGTATTGAAAATGCAATCTTAGCTGGTAACCACGATAATGGTGTTTATACTTCAGGCGCATTTGAAGGTCTATTAGCAGCAGCTGATTCAGACAATCATGAGTCTGTAGTTGGAACAGGTGGTTTCGCAGCTAGTGACGCAGTTACCGCAGCTAATCTTCTCGCTATGAGAAAAAACATGGGTAAATATGGCGTTAACCCTAGTGATGTAGTATATATCGTTTCACAAGACGTGTACTTTAATTTACTAGAAGATGCTGAATTCCAAGATGCCAACCTAGTTGGTGATATGGCTACTAAGCTAAGTGGCGAAATTGGTCAAGTATTCGGTTCACGAGTACTACTATGTGACGAATTCGCTTCTAAAGCTGCTGACATTTATGGTGCAGTTGCTGTATACACAAGAAACTACGTAATGCCAAGACTACGCGGTGTAACCGTTGAGTCTGATTACGAAGTTGCAGCTCAGCGTAGAGTACTAGTTGCTTCACAAAGAATTGGTTTCACCGATCTAATCGATGGCGCTACTTCTAAGTGGGCATTAGCTTACCAATCAGCATAAGGATAACCCTTAA